TCTAGTCGCCCGTAGGCGATGATTGAAGCGATTCTGGAAGATTATCGAATGCTTCTTCTTCTTCTTCCATGATACATTCAATCTCATCAATAACGTCCCTAATCATGTTAGAGACATCCGATAGTCTATTTCTTCTTTCTTTGTTCATTTTTTGAATTTAATTTGAAACTCACTTGTAAGATAATGTCGGTTGTGTCTGCCACTTCCGCCATTTTATTATAGTACTCCTCAAGGAGCGCAAGCATGATTCTATTGCTCTCCTCATGGGTCATAGTTTTCCATGACACCTCCAGCTCATTTGCTATTTTCTTTGCAGGTTCAAGGAACTTGCTTGTGTCTGGTAGCTCATTGATGTCATAGACGACTTCCTGTGTTGAAGCAAACAACAGCTTGCTCAACTCAACATACTCAAAATAAGCCGTACGGAGAGCGGCCAGATTAGTCTCTGTGCTCTCCGTAGGTTTCTTGTTGCCGCGAATCCTATCCGACATGGTTATTAGTGTTAGACCATGTAATGAAAGTAGCACGCATATATGGCAATAGCTTAGTTACATCTCCTTTCAGTTCTTTAATAGGAACCAAAGGAACTGTGTTGTAAGCTACATACAGTTCGCCATTGTATTCTACTACATTTACCAATTCACTTGCTCTGCGGTTGTTTCTTGCAGTTCTTTGTGCAACTTGACGCTCATTACGGCGTTTTAACCAGTCAGATACGATTTGCTTGAAGTTCATCATTGTTTTTACATTGTTTGAAGAATTAAATTTGAAGTTAGACATGACACCCAGTTAGTCGGATGCCTCAATTTATCAATGTTTATCTGTTATTTTAATTTGTTTAACTTGCCGCTCACATACAATTGCTGTTTGCGTCGACGATATTCTCTTTTGTGTTCCGTCCAGTATTCCTTAGAACGAGGTTTGGGTTTCGTTCTACTGGAAGGACGTATAATGTTTTGCACGTTTGATTTTGAGCAACCAAACATATCAGCCAAGTCTTGATAGCTGTACCCCTTATCATGCAAAATGCGGATTGCGTCATGCTGTTTGGTGGTCAGCTTGCGTCTTTGATCAAAGCTGGTGTGCTCAATCTTTATTTGTTCACTTTTATAAGGCATTAAAAATTCAATAATATGAACGACCTACTATGATAGTGATATAATGTCTCGACCAATAGCCTCATTAAACATCTTGCACATATCCTCGGTCTCGGTATCACCATCAATCTTGTCTTCATTAATTAGGTCATAAACGTCTTCCAGGAACTCTACACCTATACCACAATTAATAAACTTATAGAGTTCTTCCAGTTCGGTAATTGTATCACAACGACAAACAACACTTGAAAATTCATAGTTGCACCAGTTTTTTAACGCAGACAAGCGATCATCAACGGATGCTTCGTTGTATGACTTCAGACCATTTTGATCATACCTCTTATAGAGATCATTCATCAACTTTGTGTTCATAAGATAATATATTTTAATTGAATAAATTTAATTACTTTGATGTTTTATTGTTTGACGGATGTACTTGTAAGCCCTAACTGATGTGCTACTCTCTCCATCTCTTTGTAGGCAATGGCATGACATCCAGCAATCATTATATCATTCTGGTAGCGTGATACGAAGAATGATGACATGGTTGCTTTAACACGCTCTCCAGCAATGAACTCAGTATCGTTTGTGTGCCATCTGGAGATAATGGTCCAGAGGCGTTCGCATTCTGTTTTAGTTATCTTAATACCTTTCGACGTTTCCACCATTCTGCCCTTCACTCGTAACAACACGTTTCCACCGTAGAACAAAGAGGTGTTAGTAAAGGGTATATTTACATTATAACCCTCATGCCACAAATCTCTACGCCCTTCGTCTCCACGTTCTTGAATCACTCTCTGGACATATGACCACTGTTCTATTTCCTTCTTGCGACGCAATTCATCATTGATGAGGCGTTGTGGAGCATTGTTTCTATATGTTTCCTGAGCTTTACGAATACTCTTCTGACGCTTATTCCAAGCATCATAGGTACCAGAGCCGTTAATGGCGTCACAAATCTCATCCAGCCCTCTATGTTCATAACAGAGCTTTAAAAACTTTCTCACTAACGATGCGGACAAGTTATAATTTTGACCACTATAGCTATAGTAACCAGAATAAACAGGCATCAACGCTTCAAACTCTCTAATAGGCATACGAAGTAGCTTTGGAATAGTGGTGTCTCCAGTAAAGTCCAACCATCGCTTCAGTTCATTAAAGCCGTGATAGCTTACCGATGTGTTGAGCTTACGAGCCGTTACCATATTCTGACACACAACCAGCTCGTCCATAATGTATCGAAGTCCAAAACGAATACGGTTACGTACTGAATGTTCAGGGTCGCCATAGTTATAATTGTCAACGATTTCCCTTTTATACCAGTTTGCAAACTTACAATGAAACACTGTTTCTCCAACTGGTACAGCGGAACGTGCGATACTCTGATGTTTGCCTGTACTGCGTGAATATGACGCATCGTTTAGAAGGTAAGCAACCTTTCCATTCACTTCGATGCGCTGAGCGATACAGGTTGAATATGAGAAAAAACATCCTTCAGAATGAGATGTAGATGCGCCGTTGTGTATTTTGTCAAGATTGTGCGCCCAAGCGTGAGCAACACTGTCATTTGAATATGCCATAATTTTAAATATTTGCGTTGTTGTTTGTATATGAATAGATAGCTTGTCCTGTTTGGGGGTGACAAGCTATACGAAAATTTTGTTAAAAGAAGCCACATACTCTCATTGAGAAAGTTGTGGCTTCGTGGCGGAATCAGTAAAAACCGCCGATGATTATATTATGGAAAACTAAAATATCTTTGTTTGGTTAGTTTTCAAATAGTGCACTATAAATACGATAGGCAAACTCTTCATAAGTTAACCATACAGCGTAATTGAAACGAGGCTGTTTGCTGGTGTCTAAGATGCTTACGCCCATTTCAGATTCCAGCTCAGCGATATATTCATCAATACTCTCCATATTGTTAATATATATCTTACGGGTGTCATTATAGTAAACAAGACCACCAACCAGCCCAGACTGACAACCTCCATGCTGAAGGTCACAAAAGAAATCTTCCGCAGCCTGATATTGGAGTATGTTACTGACATAGCTATCAATGAACTCTTCTGCAAAACCCCACTCTACATCTGTCACCTCAGTTATAATTTCTTTAATAGCTCCTTCGAGATCGAAACTTGACACTTTGTGGTCATTGTTATTCTGGCATTCAATACAATGCTCGTACCAAACTTTCACGTCTTGTGCTTCAGCCATATTGTATGCGCTGCCATCATATTCGGCAAGCATTTTTTTAGTTACTGGCTTACCAATAATGCCCTGCAACATATCAATCTGTTCATTGTGGGGTTGATTTCCAAACCAGCTCATAAAGCTCTCTTGGAAATCACGATAAAATCTTGTCTGTTCCATAATATATTGTTTAATTATTTGTTGTACGTTTAATCGTTATTCTTGTTAAATCTTTCAAGATCTGCAAAACTGTCAAAACCGCAGAGGCTGGCAATATAGTCTTCCTCAAACCAGAACAAGTCGTTCAAGTAAGTTTCATTAATACCATCTGGAAACGCCATCTCCAGGGCTTGTTCTACTTGGTTCATTTGCTCTTCAGTAAGAACACTCGCTCTATCTGCTCCACCGCTCCAGAACTCGAAGCTGTTCAAGCTATTTTCAGTTATAATCTTCATAGTTTTCCATTTTTTAAAGTGAATATTACATTATCTGTGCACCGTCTCAGGAATCGAACCTGAAGGACATGACCCTGACACCAGTCGACGGTTAACCAACTATGTGGTTATATTATTGGTGCCATGATGCCACCTTTGCCTCAATTGCGATGTTGTTGTCTGTAATCGCCTTCTTTAGTAGACCAAGAAGTCTCCAGCCTTCCTGAGCATACTCTTCTGCTTTCTGGTCGAGAAAAACAAGCGACTGGCTCTTAGGTAGTCTCTGGTTTTCATCATTCCACAAGAAACAACCATGAAAACGAATCATGTTCTGGAGTGTGAAGTAAGCACCAGAGCCTTTGTAAGCATCAACCCACTCAGGACATTGAGGTGTATTCCACTTCAACTTCTCACGTTGTTTGTTGAAATTCTGTACAGCGTAGAACAACGCCCCAGGATTTTGTGAAGAATTAATCGCCCATGCAAGGTTCATTAGAGGGCTGTACAACTTCTTATAAACATCAACCTTGAAAATATGTCTACCACCAATGGTAACATAAGGAACACCCTTGCACTTCTTAACTTTCTTTTTATCCACAACCTTCTTTAGTTCTTTGATATAGTGCATAACCATTGCGTAAGCCACACGCTTGTTAAAGAAGCGGTTGCGAGCAACGAAATTCTCTGTATCGTTGTGTTGGAACATCTTAACCTGAGCATAAAGTTCGTCTTGTAACTGCTTCCAAGAATATTCGTAACCTCGACGGTGAAGAATATTTGTAAACCCGATAGGCTCATTGGTTGCATCGTTCTTTATGCTCAATATATGGAACATCTGAGCCATTACCCAGCGACGGAAGAGCTTACGGTTAGGCACTGTCCCTGAAGTTGTAATATGCTGGAAGATTGGATCATTGTCAGATAAAATCTCCAGATTACCATGGAGGCTAATTGCGATAAAATCGCCACCGTCCGCACCAGTCATAGCGAACAAATTTGATACGTCAACACCAGCATTCTTAAGGGCTTCGATACGCTCCTTTGCAGAAGCTACAGGTTTCTTTTCAATTGTAAGGTTTACGCCACAGTTAGGGCATACTACGTTAATTTTCTTTTCCATAATTACGATGAATTTAAATATTATTGAATTTGTTGTTTTTTAATTGTTGTCAAACCATTGGCGAAGTAACACCAGGTCTTTGTCTTTTTTGCTTTGATAGAACCACTTGCCCATCTTCTCTTCGTCCCACTGCCATCCGTTCAATATTTGAGAAAGACAGAGCATTTCTATGATGAAACGAGCCTTTTCACGACTCATTCCGCACCACATCTGTAGGTCTGTAAGTTCCTCTTCTGGGAGAGCCTTGAAGTAGTTTTTACTACGACTCTCAGACCGCTCAGATGGCAAGGAATACTTGTAATCACGATAGGTAGAATCAAGCAGTTTTAAGAACTCGTCGGTGTTAAACACTCGAGGCAACCCTATTGTTTTGCCCTTACAGTTTACATACTTGTCGTTAACTTTCAATGTACGTTCCTGAAAGTTAATCGTAAATTTTGCTCCACGCTCCTCAATGGCTTGGATTATGTCGTCAATATTTTTCATTGTTGTTTTCTTTGTTATTAAAAGCACTCATCTCGTTGGCGTATGACTATAAGTCCTTGATAATTACAGTAGTATTGAAGGCTCCAACCAGTTTATTTAACTGGTAGGCTCCTTCCGTTAAACTACTGTAGTTTAAAGTACGAGCCTTGCACTATGTTTCTGGTCACGCTACCAGTTTGATTGCTTATTTGAATTGTTGCTTTCTATAGGATTTTGATGAATCGATCCGATTGGATTCGACCTTCATCCCAGGCTCCAGGTTTCAATTATGAAACAGGGCCAGGGATGTTGGTGGAATATTATTAATTCGGATCTTTCTAAATATTTCAACCTCACAATCATTGTTGCATATATGTAATTCACTGGGTGTCGCTTTCTATATGTATTTGATAACAGCCGCATTGAGGGAGACTGAGGAATGAATGAATGGTCCAGCTGATTAAGCTCGGACCTGTATGATTCCTCGTCGTTCTTATGCTTGCGGATGTTTAAATAATCCAGCCTCATTACATTAACCTTGCGATAGATTTTTTGCAGTTCTCAAAGCGTAGTCACGTTACTGTATTTGTTTGATATTGTCAGCTTGTGGATGCCACGCTCGCCTTGCTGTAGACGGTCAGTAGACGGTCGGAACGGCGTAGCGGCACCTATTCGAGCTGGAGATTAAATAACACTTCTTGTTACTGCTCTCGTGATAGATTTGTTTGTTCTCATTGTCTTCAGTACATTTCTATATTAGTTTGATTGATGAAGCTCTTGAGTTCTTCAGAGGGGCTTCGTATAACAAGCCCTTCTGCGGACTTATGAGCTTCATTCATAAATATAGACACCTTGAACAAACTGCTGTACTGCATTAGAATGTCATGTGGCATGGTGCATTGCTTTATCTGTTTGATGATCATCAGGAACTTTCTGGGGTCACTGAGAGCCCAGACTACAGCCTGATGACTAAATATGCCACCCTTCATTCTTGTTATTGCACTGTTTTTTGCGTTACAACTGAATGACCAGCGTTTCGTAGACTGACCGACTTGTCAAGAGGGCGTTTCGCATACAACTAATAGTCATATAACCCTCAATCTTATCAATCTTACCACGGTTCGCTTTTACATTTCTGCCTGTACCACGAGCAACACATCCGTTCTTTTGTGTCTTGACATACCCAAGACCTCCGACCTTTCGTTTGCCTGTCTGAACCGCTCTCAAGCAATCCATAACAAACTTATTCAGTTCGTTGAGGTCTCGAACTACGTTGCAGACTGGGAGAATCTGTGTTGCCCAGCTGTGTTTTCCGTCACCCTTGTAAAGATAGCGGTTCACACGGTTTACAGCTTTTTTGTAAGTTTGTGTTCTGTCCTTAATTGTTCGCTTCTCAATCTCCTTTTGAAATGTTTTAATTCGTGTACTGGAGATTGAAATATCTTTGCCTTTGATTGAATATCCCAGAAATTTAAACCAATGGTCTGAGCTGAGATATTCCACTTTCTTAGGGTTTAGTTGCATTTCCATAAGACTCAGGTGTTCTGCAAGTATCACCATTGCCTTATCATAGTTCTCTCCGATAAACAAAATATCATCAGAGTAGCGAACGTAAAACCCACCAAGTTTCGTCATTTTCTCGTCCAGTTCATACAAGACCACATCAGCAAGCCAACCGGCAACTGCACAGCCTTGTTTTAATGATTGGTACTTACTTTGTAGATTGTTGTCATCATCAAAGTACAAGTCACAGTGATAATAGTCTCGTAAAACCTTTATCAATTTTGATTTGCCGTGTCGCTTCTCAACTTCATCAAACATATTGTCAATGAACTTCAGTGGCACGCTATCAAAGTATTTCGATAAGTCTGCTTTAAAACCATAGATGCCCTTTTCAGAGTCACATATCATACGGCTTGCTTCCTTGACAACTTTGCCACATCCGATACCTGTTTGGTATGATTTACAGGCTGAGTGAACCATATCTTTACAGGTTTCAAACAACAAGTCATTAGCAATACTCAACACAACTCTGTCCATAGGTTCGTTAATATAAACCGTTCTGAACTCTCCAGGAACATCTTTAGGAATCTGTGCTGTATGAGGCGGTGCAATTTGATATTTACCGTCACGCATTGCAACATACATTGCAACACGTGTTTTCTCGTCACACAGCTTAATTAGTTGGTCTTTGCGGATGTCTTTACCAACACCCTTTTCAATTGCTTTCGTCCATCTCTCGATGTCGAAGAACATTTCTAAAAGTTTATCTTTCATGCTCCACACATTTCTTCATATGTAAATAACATGGGTTCTCGTCTTTCGTTACCCATAACTTTGTAGCGGATTTCTCCGTCCACAATGCTTTTGGCTTCAGAGATAGCAGCGGCAATTCCGTTCTCTCCAAAGAAACCAAAACACGAGTCTATATTATCGCCGTCCTTGTCTTCGAGAATATACCCATAGACATCACCACGAATATACTGGTCGAGGCATTCAACTTCATGTTGCATATTCTTTTTGGCAACCTCTTTCCAAGATTGTTCGTTAGCTCCGCATTCTCGTATAGTGTCCTCTTTTGTCTGGAGGGCTACACCAACATAACCGCTGTCCCACTTGTCATTAGGATGACCGAGCCATATAGTTGAACCACCATGAGAATAACACGATATTGGCATGATAACCACACTATTCTCCAGTGCTTTCTTCACTCTTGCAGACACGTCGTCGTCCTCAAAATACCATGTAATTCCATCGTGCCACATTAAATCGTGGTCTACAAGTTCGTCGTATAGTTCAGAGCAATGTTCTCGCAATAGGTCTGCATACAGGCAGTCTATATCCTTATATTCGTGCTTATCAAATACAAAACTTCTGGAAAAAGATAGTATTTTTGCCACTTTCGACCATTCCCTTGGGCTTTCGGGGTCTGGGTCATAGCACACGTTGATAGTATATCCACGGTACTTTTCATCTTTATACTTATTCATAATTTCGTAATTTTTTGCGTTTTGTTATTTATGAATAGATGCAGTTAGTGTCCAATGTTGTACGTTATCTGCACTTTTTGCATTCTTTAACTCTTATGCAGTTCGCTACAGGGGCATAATTTCCTTGCGTTTCGTCCAGTTTCTTCTGCATCCAGGCAGCGTGTCGTCTCCACCAAGCCTTATATAAGGGCGTTTCAATGTTCACATACCCCTTCCAAAATTTGCGGTCTACATAAAGTATTGCGCGCACTGTTTTCTTTACTGTTACGAAAGCTATATTGCCAGCCAGTTCCATAAACTGGGTGCTTAGTTTCTTATTATTTTCCATTGTGCTTGCTTAATTTTGGTTTGCTTTGTGTTAGACATAGTTGAGGCTTCGCTGTTAAGGGTACAGCCTTCCACAAAGTGGCTATATTTAGTACAACAGATAACTCTGTTAGGGTTCTCTGGCATTTCTTTGGGGTTTGTATGTTTACAACTTGCCACCAAAGCTACAAGACACGCTACAAAAGCATAGCGTATCAATTCCATTCCGTTGCATGAGCATAATTTCACGCCACGATACTTGCAATTTCTTTTTCTCATAATTCTGGGTGTTTTATAGTTTGA